ATTTACAATTTTAGTTATGGTCTTGCCACCCCATTCAGGATGACAGCTTGACGTTCCAGGATTTGCGTGCATAGGGTTGTACCATTTAGATTTATCAACAACAAATTCTATAACACATTTTCCACTTAAATGACCCCACTTATTACAGCCTGAGTCATTTTGATTTTTAATATCACCTATTATACATTTAAGCACATTGCCGTTACTTTGGTATACATCAATATAATCGCCTACCGTGCCATAAGTAGTAGTACAGGCTATAACATATCTATTGTTAATAATACCAAAACCTTCAGAATTAAAATTCTGTCCTGCTTGAGACCTAAGCTTATACTGTATAGATGTTTTTGCAGTAATAAGCTGCCAGCCCATATATGTAAATACACTACCTAAACCATTGGGAAGCGTTATGGTTTTTATTGGTATGCTCGCTGGGGAATTACTTTCAATGCTATATGCGGGAGAAAAGAATCCGGATAATGCACTTGAAGATAGAGTATAGTTTCTAGTTCGTACAGCATCACCGCTGTTACCTTCAACTGTAGTAAAAGAATTTCCGCTTGCAGAGACTACAAAACCTGTATGACTACAACCATTCTTTTGTATCATTATGTCACCGGGCTTTGGCTTATAACCCGAGGACTTGGTGTGGTACCTGTTATTCTTTTTTGCAAAGTCAAGAAATCCTGATACAGCAGCAGTTTTTGGTGCTACAGAGGTAGGGACACCTGCTTGATTCAGACACCAAGAGACAAACATTGCGCACCATTCATCTGTAAATCCATACCAGCGTGTATATTTATTTGGTCGTCCTTTTATAGCCAAATTTGCTTCTTGGTTAGCTATCCTTACAACATCACTTGCACTTGCCAAAACTATCACCCCTTTTTCATTTTAACTTAAAAACTTGACCCGGATAAATTAAGTTTGGGTCTTTAATTTTGTCCTTATTTAACTCATAAATCTCACGCCATTTATTAGCATTACCCAATTCTTTTTTTGCTATTAACATAAGATAGTCCCCTGTTTTTACTGTATAAGTAGACGGTATCTCCTTTTTGTCAGTTTCTCTCGTGGTTTTTGTTGTCGCAGTTACTGTACCACTTTTATTATTTGTTACTAAATTAACTACTTTTGTTCCGTAAAATAGATATTTTTTAAATGTAACACTTACAACCTTATCAAACCCCTCATTAGTATCATCCTTATCTGTAAAATTTTCTATCGTACAGTAGCATTTATTTACAATGCCATCAAGATCATTTACAAACATCGAATTCTTGTGGTCAATGTTAGGCTCTCCTAAATTCCAAACACCATTAGGCTTTGTTCTTATTATCATCAAATCAAAAGGCTTAGCTTTGGTCATTAACAGATTAAAATGCGTTAAATAAAAATCCTGAGACCTAAGCTCTTGTCGTTCAGGTATTATATTTACAAACGGGTATTTTACTTTAGGCAATAAAAAATCCATAGACCATTCTGTAAGTCCTGGTTCCTGTAGATTTAGAACAGTTTTACCACCTAAAAGCTTAATTTCTTCATTTTTGCTAGGTACCGTCCTCGTTATTTTAGACGGAGTTACCGGCATAAGTACATCATCAACATAAATCAAATAAGCTATAATTACACCCCCTCGACAGAAGCAGAAGCCGCAGCCGCAATGCGTTCTTCAAACTCTCGTACAATATCACCGATGCTTAAACTACTGTCAATTTTATTTGACATTCCAGACATATCAACAGTAATTTGTTTAGTTGTATAGCTTGCAATTCTTTCTTTGCTTATGCTGTCCTTAATCATACTTAAAATATCATCGGAGTTTTTAACTTCTTTTTTAATTTCATCTGTATTATCTTTAATGCCATTAAGAGCATCTTCTCCAGAATTAGTAGTTGGATTCAATAAACCATCTACCATATTTTTTAATCCGTCTATACCATCCGAAATTTTATTCGAAACTTTATCCCCGAACGCTGTACCAACATCCCAAGCTGCGCCGTATTCGAATCTATCGAAGTGATAATCCCCGGCATTAATTTTGGACATAACTTCCTCACCTCTGCCAAAAGTACTATCAACCCATTCATTTAAACCATCGCGCCATCCTTGTACAGCACCAGCAAGACTGGAGCCAAAAATAGTATCTATTGCACTCGCTAGACTTTCCAATAAAGACAAAACACAATCAACTAAATCAAAAAATAATCTGGCTACAGCACCAACGGGATCATTAAATACATTTGCGAAGAAATTAGCAAAAGAAACAATAAAATTCCAAAGAACAGCCATTGCATCAATTATAAAATTAGTAAGTGCAATAAATAAATTCCCGATAAACGCAGCTCCAACAGCCAAAGCTCCACAGATTATGCCTAACCCAGATTGCGCTTCTCCTGTTACTTCCGCAATCCAATTGCACAATACAAACAGTAATGCAACTATTGTCAATATTGCTAGTACTATCCAAGTAACAGGGCAGGCAAGCAAGGCTGCATTAAACCCGTATTGTGCTGCTGTAGCTGCAAATGTTGCTCCTGCTTCCATTGCTAAAGCAGCTGCATGAATTGCTTTTAATAAATTGCTGATTCCCTGCACTGTGTTATATACAATTAAAGCAGTTGTATATAGTGCTAAAGCCGCCACTATACCATAAATAATAGGCGAAATAATATTCCAGTGATCAGCTATGAAACTTCCAACACTCGCCATAACTCCAAAAACATTTAGAACAACATTAGCAAGTACAGCCATTACAGTTATTGCACCCTCTACAAAACGTTGGAATGCTTCGCTATTTGCAAGGTCATTAAGTCTGTTTAATACTGGCTGAAATGCCATTATTGCTGTGTTTTGAAATTTAGTCCACATTTGACTCCATGTCATAGGCATCTTTTCGAATCTTTCGTTTATTTCATCACTTGCAGCAAATATAGCATTTTTCACTATATCACCTGTAATTTCACCATCTGCGGCCATATCTCGTATTTCACCTATCGGCACTTCTAAATAATCAGCAATATTCTGTATTAAGTTAGGTGCATTTTCAAAAACAGAATTCAGTTCATCACCTCTTAATACACCTGAACCCAAACCTTGTGATAACTGCAACATAGCATTTGAAGCCTCTGAAGTTGTTGCACCCGCAATAGTCATTTGCTTTTGAACAAGATTTGCAAACTTTACAACTTCGTCTGTGCCGCTAAAAGCATCTTTTGCATTGTTACCGAATCTAGCCGTAACCGCTGCAGTTTCTGTAAGAGAACCTCTTGCATCTTGAGCTGAGGCATATATTTTATTAAACAAGTCTTCTACTGATCCAGCTTCATCAAAATTATCAATCATTAAGTTAAGACGTGCATCTGTTTGTGTAATCTCATCAGATAAGTTTATATCACTACCTATACCTCGCAGACTTATATATGCCGCAGCAGCACTCTTAATTTTGCCTATCAAATTATCAGCCTGATTACTTCCTTCTGCAATTTTATTATTAAAATTGCCTTGCTCTGTTGTATTATCTCTTATGTATCTTTCAGTGCTGCTTATAGTCGATGATAATTTTGCATAAGCTGCATTCGCAGAGCCAATGTCCATATTTGATACGGCTATATTAAGCTGGCTCTGTGCTTGTTGTGCCTGTGCTAATTGATGTCGTAAGTTTTCCAAACCCAAATTAGCTGTTTCGGTGCCAACATTCAAGGGATTGCTCTCTATCTGCTGAATCCTCTGCTGTATAGCTAACATACGATTATTAATATTATTAAGATCCGTCATCGCTGACGGAGATAATACATCTACCGCATTAGCATTGATATCCGCCTGAGTACTTACTAAGTCATCCATCAAGGCATTAGCATTAGCAAGTTCTTGCTCATACCTTTCAACACCGGTTGTCATAAACACTGGAGGGTCTGAGTTACTCACCCATTCAACAGGAATTTCTACAGGTTCTATATTTGGCTCAATTGACATAGTTCTCTCAATTGAGTTTTCAAGTGTACCAGCCAAATCATTCAATCTTGTAAATCCAGCATTAAGTGCATCCACATTATTATCAGAAATTGCGTTATTTATGCTCCTCTGAACCCCTTGGATATTATCAAGTAAAACTCTACTTCTCTGTAACTGACTGTTTATAAGAGAAATTTCTTCATCACTTCTACCTGATATGTCAATAGTTTCAAGGTTTTTGACTTGGTCTGATAGCACTGAAATACGTTCGCTTACATTTGCAATATCATTTATAGCACTGACAGGAAGAATATCCATCTCATAAGCTCTGCTACTTATTTCATTTTGTAATTCATAAATTTCATTAGCACTCGAATCAATTTTCTGTACCTGCTGTTGAAATTTATCTGCTATGTCTATGCTATCCCATGATACATCTACATCTGGAATATTTCGTATAGAATCTGACATACTATCAAATCCAGATACAACAGAAAGAGAACCATAATAAATTGAATTAAGAGTCGAGGAGGCATTGTCATATAATTCTATAGAATTTGCTATATTCATTTTTCCCTACCTCCTTTTACCTTTAGCCTTTTGACGTTCAAGCTTTTTTTGTTGTTTTTCATCTTCTTTAACCTTTCTTTCTACAGATGCAAAAATAAAGGCCTTTTCTTGTTCATCCATATCATCAAGCTCGCTTGGACGCATGTGTAATTCAAACAGACAGTAATATGCAAAACTGGCTTCACTATCTGTTTCAATTAGTTTTTTGCTTCTTCAACCTTTTCATCGAGAGTCTTATTATAACCATTAAATTTTTGTATAAATGCTGCAAGCTCATCATACTCAGCTGGATTATCAAGCATAGCCATTAGCAAATCTTCAGGAGTCTTAACACCATAACTATCCTGCAGCTCTGAATCATATAAATTTGGAGTAACTGTAGAAGCTACAATCATATCAAGCGTATAGTTTTCACCGTTAATTCTCTGCCTATAAGCACCGAATTTACCAGGAATAGGTACTTCTATAATATTTTTTTCTCTTAATTCTTTATTTTCTTTAGATGAAATCTGTCTAAACTCCCATTCCGGACTATTACCCTTTTCATCTACAATAGATGTTGTTGGAATACGTTTTACATTTTCCTTTTTTACTTTGTTCGCCTTCATAAAAGCACTAAATTTTGACATATATATAACCTCCTATAAATTAAAAAGGCGAGTTTAACCTCGCCTTAAGTTAATATTAATTCATTAAAAATCCATCAAGTTCCTTAAATGTTTCTGGGACTGAGAAGTCCTCAAAAGTACCTTCTATTTTCTCGTCAAGATACTGACCATCACCATCAAATTTAGCTAAAATACCACCATCAACATTACAATCATAAAGTATAACACTTTGACCTTTAGCTGCTGAAGTTGGATCATCATTTTCTATCTGCATCTCAAAATAAACATCTTCTCCAGTATTTTTATAATCCTCAAGAAGTTTTCTGAACACAGATTGATTATAGTGCATTGTGCCTGAAAAAGTACCTTCCATACCGCAAGACTTATGTCCTTTCATTATTGCGCCAAGACGAGGTACAACAACTTTATCTTTCTCAAGTTGCGCTTCAAGGTCGATAATATTTGCAAAATTATAACGATTTCCTTTAATGGTCATATAGCATTTGGCTAATTTTGCAGCTATGGCATCTCTTGCATTCATTGTTATGTTTTTA